ATCACGCAGGCAGCGAATCACGGCACGAATACCTTCAAGATGAACGGCTGCACCGTGACGATGGTTCCGGGACGTAGGATGTACGACTTCAAGGGCATCAGCGCGTGGAAGACCGCCAAGGCCAAGCTGGAGTATATCGAGACCATTGCCAAGGCAGGTGGAGGCGTTGACCCGGAAACGGGCGAGGCCATCGACACCCCGATGGTGAGTTACACGGCTGAATCGATTAGTATTAAACCAATAATATGAAGCACAAATTAATTTTAGAAAACTATCTGACCGCGAAGCAGGTGAGGGGGAGAGTCTCCCTCCCTGCACCGGAAACGGTGATACATTCAGCCTATGTAACAGGCGCGGACGGCCAGCCGCAATACAAGGCCATAACCTTTGCGGAGGCGATGAAACAATACTTAAACGACACCAATGAACAAGGAAACCAACGATAAGTTCTTATCCCACAGCCTCAACTACTTTGACCCGCAACTGCCAGCGTATTACTTTAGGCATATAAAAGACCAAGACTTGGCTATCGAGAAGGTACACAACTATTGCGCAAAGAAGTTCAAAGTCAGCGACAAAGACCTGTACAGGCACACCCATAAGCGTGAGGTTGTATATGCCCGCAATGCGTTCTTTTACATTCTTGCGGACGTCTACGGCTTGCGAGGATTGAACAAGAAGCTGCAGCACGGCCACTACCTGCAAACGCACCACCGCACGACGGTGTACACACAATGTATCCGCACCAAGTCGATGCTTACCCAGTACCTGATGGGAGTGAGCAACATGAGGGAGACGGCTAAGGCTACTATTGAATGTGTGATGTATGCCGTGAAGCTCGTGGGCTTGGAGGTGCAGGCAGGCGATATGTTTTACATCAACTCAATGAGGTACGAACATTAACAAACCCTAAAAACAAACACCATGAACACACTACCACGCGAGTACATTGACTTCTTTACCGCGCACAGCGAAAGCAACAGAGACCTGTTAAACGAGATGCAGAAGCGGTTCATCGCCTTGGCCGACTGGCCGCTGGGAACGACCGACCGCATCACGAACATGATGCGATTCCTCGAAGGAACCGAAGAGTTGAAACCATTGAGTAAAATCACTCAATAGACTGAGTAAAATCACTCAATAGACTGAGTAAAAAATAAACCCTAACCCCAAAACACCATGAACACAACAAAAAAACCAATGAACCAGCACGACCTAATCGCGCAACACCTGAAGAGCAACCAGCCCATCACCTCGATGGAAGCCTTCAAGAAGTACAAGTGTACACGCCTGTCTGCCGTCATCTACAACCTCATCTACAACCGAGGTATGAAGATTAAACGCCTCGATGTGAAGTCCAAGACCGGAACGAGGTACGGTGTTTATTACATGGGCAAGAAGCCCGTGGTGTAAGTTATTAAAACTTGTGCAAAAGTCCCGTAAGACTGATGCGCAGTTTTGATTAACTTTGCCATAGAATTTAATTATTAGCCGGGAGGTGTGTTTAGCCGCACGTAGCCTCCCGGTTTTTTAAACGAAGAGTAGCAGCTTCGGAAAAACAAAAAAAACAACAAACAGCCTATGTGGCCGAGTAGGGTTCTGCTACCCCGAAAGGCCGCATGGGCTTTTTTTTTACAACATTATGGCAATAATAACAACAGTATCAATTTTGGATGAGCGTGGCGATAAAATACAGGTCATTGTCAATAATTACAAACAAATCCTCATTGCAGACAGTGTATTCGGTAGAGCTTTTCGACCTCTTACAATCCTAACCTCCACAGATGCCCGTGCCTTGGCTCGGCTCATCTTGGACGCGGCAGAATTAGCCGAACAACAGGAAGAAGATAAAACGGTTATTCAATAGCATCATGGCAAAAGACCCCGCATTTTTATTTTACCCCGGCGATTGGCAGGGCGGCACAATGCACATGACACATCTTGAAAAAGGCTGTTATATGGATTTGCTCATGCTCCAATTTAATCGAGGAAAATTCACCTTAGCACATGCGAAGCATATGCTTGGAAGTAGCTTCGAGTTAGCTTGGCCTAACCTCGTTGAAAAATTCATTTTTGAAGATGGTTTTTACTGGAATGAAAGATTGAATCAAGAAAAAGAGAAGCGTGCAAAGTTCACGGAAAGCCGCAGGAACAACGGTTCTAAGGAAAAAAACAAAGATTCTAACAAGGTAAAAACCAATAAGCATATGAATAAGCATATGCTTAAGCGTATGGAAAATGAAAATGAAAATGAAAATGTAGTTAAAAAAAAGGATAGGGGGTCTGGGGGAAAGGAAAAAACATTGGCCGTGCAACCCAAGCCCAACACCCTGACCGATAACACAAACCTGCTCCAGACCGTAGAGATGCACAACGGCCTACCACCGGGCAGCGCAGCAACCCTCGCCAAGGTGTTCTATGAGATTCAATCCTCAACGGGAAACCTCGAAGGCAAAACCATAAAGGATTACCAGATGCACTTTTCTAACTGGGCGCGGAAGCAAGCTCAAGCCATCAAGGCCAACACCACCTCCAAAGCCGAAACCGTGCAGGACACCTTCAAGCGATGGGAAGCCCAGCTATCTCAGAACCCCGAAGCCTTCTATCAACAAGCACTATCTTCGTATAACGAATGAACACAACACCCACCACCGCCACCACCAAGCTAAGGGAAGCCAATGCCCACGCCATCAACCGGGCTATGAAGTACCTCGCAACCGCCATCGGCTTGCCACCGTCCCAGATGCCTAACGACGAAGGCATCGCCATCCTCATCGAGTTCACCCGCACTCAGTTCCCCGACCTAAGCATGGTTGACTTCAAGCAAGCTGTTGACTGGATGTGTGCCGGGAAGCTTACGGGCATCGACGGAGCCATGTACGGGGCCATCCTAAGCCCTCAGGCCGTCGGAAAGATGCTGAACGCATACAAGACCCATCCTGAGCGGTTACGGCTCTTAAAACTCGCACAAACACAAACAACACCACTACTCCCTCCCGTAGGGCAATCCCAAGCGGATGCAATCCTCAAGGCAACCACCTTGGAGAAGTTCACCGAGTATGCCTCCAGCAAGCAGCTAACCGACTATGGCAATGCGGCATACAACTACCTGACCCGCATCGGAAGCATCGACTACCCACCCGAAGAGCGCAAGCGAGCCTACGACAATGCCATCGAACGCCTAAAGGCCGACACATCCCACCGCCTACGCCATGAAGGTGACCGCCTAAAACGCATCGAGCTGAAGCGGTTCCTCGAATCGGACAACCTGCACCTCAGAGCTATCAATGAAGCCAAGTTATTACTGCTTCAAAATTATTTCGACCTTTGTATCACCAACCAAACACAACCATGTGCATGACCACCCACGTCGAGCATCTTGAATATCTTGCCAACATTCTGCTTGAGAAAGCCGCCAGCGGCAACTACACCAAGGAGAACTACACCAACCGGGACTTTGCCAACGCGGTTATCATCTTCCAAGATGCCATCATGAACAAGATGTGGGACTTGCAGACATCGGAAGGCATGAGCATAGAAGACCGAGGCAACATGGCTGCCGCTTGCGGCAATGAAATCTGGAAGGTGATACACACCTACACGGGCATCGATATGCGCAATCCTGAGAACCTTACATGACCGAAGCCTCCCTCCAATCCTCATGCGTGAAATGGTACGACCTCCAGTACGCCACCGAGCGGCTACGGCTGTTCTCCATCCCCAACGAGGGACAGCGCAACCCCGTCAACGGTGCAAGAATGAAGGCGATGGGCAGAAGAAAAGGCGCACCCGACTTGGTGTTCATGACCGACAACGGGCAGGTGGCGTTCATCGAGTTCAAGACCGAGAAAGGCAAGCAAAGCCCTGAGCAGAGAGCCTTCCAAGAGCAGGCCGAAAAGCAGTTCATTGAATACCACGTAGTGCGCACCTTCGACGAGTTCCGCGATTTAATCGTACTTTTGCGGGGGGAAACAAAACTCAGAAACTGGCAGAAGTAATGGGACACAAGGGAAAGACAGGAGCAGGTGGAGGAGGCACGATAAAAAATATCGAAAGCCCTCAAAAATTATTACAACTATTTAATGAGTACAAAGAATGGGTAAAAGAGAACCCGTTCCTTGTTCACGACTTTGTGGGAAAGGATGCCGTAGAGGTGTTCAAACAAAAGCAACGGCCTATCACATGGCAAGGCTTTGAAGGATACCTCTCAGAGCGTGGAATCATATCACAATTAGGACAATATGAGCGAAATACTGACGGTTCCTATACCGAGTATCTGCCCATCATATCACACATCAAGGCTCAGACCTCTGCCAACATCATAGACGGGGCCATGTCGGGGGTTTACAACGCGAACTTAGCCGCAAGGCTTCAAGGGCTTGTTGACCGCTCAGATGTAACGACCGACGGGGATAAGGTGGGTACTGTCATCAAGTGGGGAGACAAAGAGATACCGATTTGATTCTATTAAGCCCAAAGCAACAAGAGGCGATGGACGCCATAGCTTCCGAGCAATACAGGTTTGTGTTGTACGGAGGCGCGATTGGCGGAGGGAAAACTATATGGGGGTTAAGCACACTTCTGATTATGTGCCAACTGTTCCCCAAGTCCCGCTGGTGCGTAGTCCGCGAAAACTCCGAAAAGATACGCACAACCACTATCCCCTCGTTCCGCAAGCTCAACCCATCGGGAAAGCTCAGGGAGAACCCGTTCGAGTACACCCACCCCAACGGTAGTGTTATATTATTCAAGGGCGAGAACTACGACCAAGACAAAGAGGGGTTTTGGCTTCGCGGCTTGGAGGTCAACGGCTTTCTGTTTGAAGAGATAAACGAGTGCCAAGAGCAGACCCTCGACATCGCCTTCAGCCGTGCCGGACGATGGGAGTGCGAACCCCGTCCGCGTCCCGTTATCCTTGCCACGTGCAACCCATCCAACAACTGGGTAAAAACCCGCATATATGACCATTGGAGGGCAAGCACATTGCCGGACAAATGGCTATACATCCCTGCTAAGGTTACCGACAACCCGCATCTCACCGAGGACTACCTCGAGCAGCTCAAGTACCTTCCAAGGCATAAGTACATGAGCCTCGTCGAGGGCGACTGGGACGTTCAGCTAAAGGTAGGCGGGGAGTTTTACAAGTCATTTGAGATGGAGAAGCACATCGGCAGTTGTCCCTACGACCCCGCCCTGCCTCTGCACATAAGCTGGGATGATAACGTCGTGCCTTACCTACCTTGCGGCATCTTCCAGATCCAAGGGAAGGAGCTGCGCATGATACGCGAGATAACAGGAATCAACCCGTACAACACAATAAAAGCCGTGTGCAATGAGATTAAAAGATTATATCCAAATCATAATACTGGAATGTTTGTCTATGGTGATGCCACGGCAGAAAAACAGGACACGAAGATAGAGAAGGGCATGAGCTTCTACCGCATTGTCGCGCAGGAATTGGCACAATACCAGCCCAAAATGCGGGTCACACCAAGCAACCCGTCGGTTATCCAAAGAGGTAACTTCATCAACTCATGCCTTGAACATAACTACAAAGGGATTAAATTCACCGTCGACACCTCCTGCAAGGAGACCATCAAGGACTTCGTGCTGCTCAAAGAGGCCAGCGACGGAACCAAGCTCAAGGAGATGGCCACCGACCCCGTCACCAAGGCCCGCTTCCAGAAGGTAGGTCACTTCACCGACCTCACCGACTATATCTTCTGTTCCGCGTTTGCCGTCGAGTTTGATGCCTATCAACGTGGCCCCGGTGATTCAACCATGATGGCCTCACGAAGTCCGTTAAAACGAAATTCATATTAAACGATTACTTTTGCGCTATGGGATATCTATACCAACGAGACTACCTGCGGCAGATACAACTGCCTCAGCTAAACCAGCTCATCGGCTCCGACCAGTCCATCCTCAGCACCATTGAAGCGACGGCCACCGAGGAGGCCAACAGCTACCTGTTGCAGAAGTACGACACGGCATACGAGTTCACCGATATGCAGCCTTGGTCATATACTGCAACCTATAAAGCGCAAAGGCGGTTCTACCTCTACGCGGCTACCTATGTGCCAGCCAACAGCTATGTAACCAACGACATTGTGGAGGTCAACAGCAAGGTGTACATCCTGACCGCGAACAAGACCGGGCCTTGGAACACCAACAACACCACGCTGTTAGGCAATCAGTACGATATCTTTTTTGCCAAGCCTCCGCAACCCGTGTGGGATGCTGAAACGGTGTACGTTATCGGCAATCAAGTATGGTGGCACGACAAGGTGTACACCTGCCTCAACCCATACACGGGCATGGCTCCCGACGACCCGCAAGCAAGCCCGTATTGGGGCAACGGCACGGCCTACCAGACGACTGCCAACACCCTACCTACCAACACGACCGTGTTCACCCAAGGCGACAACCGAAGCCAGCAGCTTGTCCTGTACGTAGTTAACATCGTGCTGTATTACGCCTCCAAGCGCATAGCACCTCAGAACATCCCTGCCAACATCCTTTTAGCTTATGATAACACCGTGAACTGGCTCATCGCGGCCAGCGGAGACAACAGAGGCATAAGCGCGAACATCCCAAGGTTGCAACCCAAGCAAGGATACCGCACCCGCATGGGGTCACTACCCCGCAACGTAAACAACTATTAACATGGGCCTGATAAAAGATATTAAAAACTATTGGTTCCCTGTTGTGGAGCCAGCCAAAGCGGAGCAGCGCAACAATGAAGGGCAAGCAAAAGACCTGCGCTACAAGGCCATTGCGCCCATCACGTTCAGCCGGGCCAAGCAGGACATTCAGAAGTGGAGGGATGCCATCACCGAGGCGGAGGCGGGCATCGTGCAGATACGCCAGCGCGTACGGATGCAACAGACCTACCTCGACACCATCCTCAACGGTCATGTGTATGCTGTTATGAATTACCGCAAGGCGTTAACCTTGCAAAAAGGGTTCGACCTGTGCAACAGCGATGGAAGCGTGAATGAAGAGCTGACGAAGTTGATAAAGAAGGATTGGTTCTTCCGCGTTATCGAAGGTCGCCTCGATGCGGAGTTCTTTGGGTACACCTTGCTCAACTTCAGCGATATTATCAACTCGGAGTTGTATTCCCGTGACTTCTGGGGTAACCTTTCACCTATCAAGACCATCCCACGCCCTTGGGTGTCGCCTGACCGATTGAAGGTGGCGAATATCCCGTATAACCTCAACGGTGTACCGTTCAGGAACCAAGAATACGTGGACAGCAACGGCAACAAGCCATACGAATGGACGTTCTATTTCGATACGCCCAGCGAGAACGGCATCACCGAGTGCGGCTATGGGCTGCTTTACAAGGTGGCGCATTATGAAATCCTCCTGCGCAACCTCCTTGGGCAGTTTGCGACGTTCGTCGAGCTGTACGGCTCCCCGATGCGTGTCGGCTCCACCATGAAGACAGGCGACGAGAGAGACCAGTTCTTTGATGACCTCTACAACGCGGGTTCCTCTGCCACCATTGTGAAGGACGTGAACGACATGATTGAGTTTGTCGAGACCAGAAGCGGAGCAAGCTCACAGGATGTCTACACCTCCCTCATCGCCTATCTTGAGAAAAACATCACTAAGATGATATTAGGCCACGAGGATGCCATGAGCAGCATCCCCGGCAAGCTCGGAGCGAGCAACGAGGTACAGATGGCCCTCAGCACCATCGAGAGTAAGGACTGCATGGCGGTAGAGCATAGCATGAACGTGGAGGTGTTACCCAAGCTACGTCTGCAAGGCTTCCCCATCCCAGAGGATATGGTGTTTAAGTTCCGCAACGTGAAGGAGAGCGAGGAGTTCAGGCGCAAGGAAGATGAGAGCAACAAGGCTACGGCTGACATCTTCAAAGTAATAAAAGACGCGGGAGGAGACCCCGACTGGAAGTACTTCACCGAGCGCACGGGCATCCCCGTAGAGGCCACCGAGAGCGAAGCCCAGACCGTCGCTACCAACGCAGAAAAAATACAAAACCTATATGCACACCTTTAGTCAATCCACATTAAAGAACTACATGAACAGCCTCCGGTGGGAGGCTACGGGTAACCTATGTATGGATGCCTGCATGACGGCCATCTATTATGAGCGTGTTCGTCGTGGCTTGCCGCTTAAAGCCATACGGGTGTCCACATATTATTGGGGAGAAGCAATGAAATGGCTTGAGAAGAAGCGAAACGAAAAGCTGATGACCGAGGATGATTTTCAAAACATCGTGCTGGCCCAGCAGTTCACCTTGGACGGTGTTGAGATAGGCCCATCGGGGTTGCTGACCGCCTCCACGCCTATGGTGTTTGAATACTACACCCCGAACAAGGAGCTTAATTGATGGACGCACCCTTTGATTACGACTGGGATGCGTTGATGGATGCGATAGCTTCGGGCATCGTAACGGTGGACGACCTGCCGCCTGAGCTGTATGCGAAGACAGCGGATTACCTTGCTAAAGGTGTGAAGGAGGGGTTTGTGAGCGAAACGGCATACATCCCAGACGAGGAGCTGTTGATAAAACTCCAGACGAGCGTGTATCGGTTCAGCGCGGCCAAGACGTACCAGAGCGTGAGCCAGATGCAGCAGCTTGCCCGTGCCTTGGTGAAGGACGGGCGGGTGGCAACTTATTCCGAGTACAAAAAAGAGGCTCAGAAGGTATTAAACCAGTTCTATGATAACTACCTCCGCACCGAGTACAACACCTCGGTAGGACAATCGCAGAACGCGGTTAAGTGGGCCGAATTTGAGAACGACGAGAAGAACTTCGACTACCTTGTGTACGATGCTATTCTTGATGAGAACACCTCGGACATCTGCCGACCGCTCGATGGGATTACATTACCCGTTAATGATAAGTTCTGGGACACTCACGGGCCGCTTAACCACTTCAACTGCCGATGCTTCTTGCGCAAGCAGGTAGGAGGCAAGCCCACACCAAAGAAAGACGTGCAGAGCGCGTATAAAGAGACCACGCCTAAGATGGATGATTCGTTCATGAACAACCCCGGCAAGACGGGGGAGGTATTCACAAAGGCACACCCGTATTACAATGTCCCGAAAAAGGACAGAAAAAAAATAAAGACTAACTTTGGCCTACCCAAAGACCCTAATAAGACAGAAGAATGAAACCCTCACTTTTACCACCTCTTTGTATTGATGCCATCATTAAGCGGATGGCGTTTGAGCTTAAAGCGGAGCGGCTCTACCGCAACCTTGCCATCAAGTGTAACAATGCGGGCCTGTTTGGCGCGGAGGCGTACTTCAAGCACGAGGCCAAGGATGAGGCAGAACACTTCGGCAACCTATGCGAGTTCTTAAACGACATGGGCGCGTCTTATGAGGTTCCCGACACCCCTGCGGTGGATGTGTCGAGCGTTGAGCGGCTTATTGCTATGCTTAACCTTGCCTATGAGACCGAGCTTGAGCTGTTGGGTTTTTACGAATCGCTATACAAGGAATGTAATATCGACAGCATGATTATCATGCAGTTGACCTTGACCTTCGTGGAGATTCAGCGCAAAGCGGTGGCGGGGTACGCAGACCTTATCGCACGGTTGAACCAAGAAGGCGACATCTACGCCTTCGACCAATACATGGGTAGCCTTGCCTAAGAGCCGCTTCGACCTCGACAAGGTGGTTCGTCGTTTGCACGAGCGCAAGGCCAAGCTTATGACCGAGCTGGAGGCGGTGTCCACTACCCACTTCGTCAACTCATGGCGGGTGCAGGGATGGGTGGACAATGGCCTACACCCTTGGCCAGAGGTTCAGCGCAGGACACCCGGCACAGCGGCATATAACTCCGCACGGAAGGCATCCCGTACCCGCGCTATCCTTGTTCAGTCCGGTGCGTTGCGTCGTGGGTTCTACACCCGCATCAAACGGCTGGATATTATTCAGATAGCTAATAGTATGCCTTATGCAAAGGTTCACAACGAAGGGTTTGAAGGCACGGTGAGCGTGAAAGGACATGACCGATGGATGAAGAGCAAAGGGGACTATGCGGGAACGGGAATATACAACGTGAAGACGCGCAAGGAGAAGCGGGTGCAGTTGCAATATAAGCAAAGCATAAAAGGGTACAGCAGAAAGATGAACATCCCACAGCGTCAATTCATGGGGCATAGCGTAGAGCTTCAGAAGAAGCAGGAGCAAGTAATTGACAACACCATAAAGTATTGCTTCCGATGAACGAGTTCATAAACGACATCTTATCATGGCTTCGGGCCGTTCCCGGTGTGGAATACGCGGCTGTCTATAACCAGCAGTATGAGCGCATCAACCAAGGCGACGAGGCGGGAGAAGCGGGTTATCTGTTTGCCATGCCTGCCGTGTTCGTGGACTTTGACTTCAGCGAGGTGAAGCAGATGGGACAGGGCTATCAGCTATATGAACCCGTGCGCGTTACCCTCCACATCGTATGCCAACAGCTTGATTCGGGCGACGGATACCTTGACCAGAACAATATCATAATACCGTTGAAAAACAGCATCTTTTTAGCTGTGCAGAAGAAGTACCCAACGCAGGGCGGGATGATGATTCGCACCTCGGAGACGGCAGATTACGGGCATAATAACCTCTACGTGTGGAAGCAGATATACACCACCACGTTGGTAGACCACATTGGCAGAGACCCGATAAATGGCGTAACTTTGCAACCGCCTATTTCATTTGACATAGACAATAATTTTCAGTAATGGCACGGACGATTCAGCAAGTAAAAGCGCAGATGATTGCGCAGAAGAATGCGCTAACAGAGCTATCCTCATTGGATAGCCCTTCTCAGACAGCGTTCTGGAACCTGTATCTGTTCATCGTGGCCGCTGCCATTGTTACCTTCGAGACTATCCTCGATTGGTACACTCAGACGTGGGATGCGCTGACATCGGCCAGCTACCCCGGAAGCTCACAATGGATTGCAAAGCAGGTGTTTAAGTTTCAGTACAGCTCTACTACGCCTCAGTACGTGCAATACAACGCGACCAATAACACGATTGAATACCCTGTTGTGAATACCGACCTTCAGATTATTACGCGGTGCGGTGTGGAGACGATGGTGAATAAGACCGTGCTTGTGAAGGCCGCGAAGAGCGAACCGCCTGAGCCGTTGACCACGCCTGAGAAGACCAGTCTGCTCAGTTATCTGTACACCAAGGGGTTTGCGGGCATCACCTACACGGTGGTGTCGGAAGAGCCTGACAAACTGAGTATTATAGGCACGGTGTTATATAAGGGGCAGTACAGCGCGACTATTGAGGCCGATGTTATCGCGGCCTTGGATAGCTGGATGGCTACGGTAAGTCAGAGCAACTTCAATCAGAGCTTCACCGTTAACGATGTCATTGATGTGATACAGGGCGTTGCCGGTGTGGTTGACTTTGTACCCAACGAGATAGCCGCGAGGCGTGACGCGGTGGCGTATGTGAGCCGCACGAAGGTGTACAACCTTGCCGACGGTGTGAACCTTGCGCAGTACAAGCCTTATGCGGGCTACATCGTGCAGGAGGATAGCACGGGTTACGACTTCGCTTCCACTTTGACCTTCACCGCTTCCGATGTTATTTGATATTGACTTCTATAAGTTTTGGGTTAACAACACCCCTACGCAGAGGCGCAAGCCTAAGCGTAATGCGCGGGGCAAGGTGTACACCCGCCCGTTGGTGTGGCTGCGTGAGCTGGTGTTCACGGACTTGATGTCAACAGGGCCGGGTGCAGTCAAGTGGGATGCAACCGTTCAATATAACCAACTGAATAAGGTCGTTTACAACGCGAATAAGCAACTTTATCAGGTGTTGGAGGGTGTTACCCCACCCGTAGGTACGTTGCCAACGGATGAGGCCTATTTTCGGATCTTGTCGACTAACTGGGTGGGTCGTGTGTACCAACAGCAAGCGACGGCTGAGAAGTTGAAGCTGGAGTACTACTTGAACCTGTATTTTTTCAGCGTGTACCGCCAGCCTCCGCTTGTTAGTGACATCTACATTGAGACCGTTCCTGCTGACGATGGGGCTTTTATTGTTGGGCTTACTGAGCAGGGCAGCAGCGCGGTAACGTATCTGGGCGATAACATCAACGGTGCTATATTTGCGGATAACATTACGGTGTTGCCGTATAACTTCAAGGTGTGGGTTCCATCGGCATTGTTTACGGCCTTGGGTTCTACGCTTGCGGAGCGTGAGGCGAAGATAAAGGCTCAGGTGAACCCGCGCAACTTACAGAGTGTTAACTACATCATAACAACGTACTAATGAGCTACAGGATTAAAACAACGGACATCACGTCTTCGGCAGGGATGCCATTAAAGAAGGGCGGTATTGACTTGATTAACAATGAGTTCCAACTGCTTGGAAGCTATACGGGCCAAATGTTTGGTAAGATTGGCTCAGGAATAACCAACAACTCTGCTATTGTTAACGGCTTGGTTCCTACCATAACAGGTACATCATACGCTTTTACTGCTGGCGTTGTTTTCTATTACGGTGAATTTTTCTCCGTTCCTGCCGCAACCATAAGTGTAACGGGTGGAAACGTACCGATATTGACCGTTGTTACTAATTATGTCATGGGTGCAGATAGCGACCCTGTTACGTTTACCGATGGCAGTTCTCACAACGTGCATCAATTACGCACAATGACAATAAGTGCCGGTTCATCGGGTACTGGCACGGTTGACTGGGAAAATGTGCCGTACTGGAATAGCCCTTGGATATCGCTCACAACAGGCTTCACCAATGCGTCATATCGTCTACTTGGAGGGCGTTATGTGTTCAAGGGATATATCAATGGAACAACAAGTACGTTTCCTACGGTAATAATACCCACTTATTTAAGAAATACATTAGTAATTGGCACTCAGATAGGCCGTAGGCTTCTTATTGCCACTGCTAACGCATCAAAGATGGTATGCGCAAATATAGATGGCTTCCAAATAGTTTTCTCTGATGCGACCGCAAACTCAACAGCAACAGATTTATACGACCTTAGTGGTATGAACGGATACATCCCGTTTAACCTGCCTTAACCCTTCTTTTCCGCATAGTGTGCCTGACCAATCTTGGACAGGTACGCCTCCCGTGAGGGATTCATGTTCATATCGGCAAAGTAAGCCTTCAACGCGGCATTCAACAGCCCCGTGTCGCTCATCTCATTGTCCAACGCATAGCCCTTGAACAGATGCAACATCTTAGGGTTGCGCGGATACCACATCACACCCTTACGTCTTATGTTTTTTGTTCCCATGCAACAAAATTACAGTTTTTTACAATACACCCAAACCACCCATACTATATGCCAACCTTTGTATTATGATTGGCATCGCACCCAAGACCTATACCGTCAACAAAGACACCGAGTACCCCATAATGATGCTCGACAAGCACATCGGCTTCGACGAGAAGATGGGATACGGCATCAACGGCAGCGACTTCGCCACCGAGATATACAACCTGTGTGATGAAGGAGCCAAAGAAATCACTATCAAGATAAACAGTCCGGGCGGCTCCATCACACACGGGATGAGCATCTACAACGCTATCCTCGACGCACCCTGCAAGATTAACACCGAGAACATCGGAGTAGCGGCATCCATAGCCGCGTGCATCTTCCAAGCAGGACGCAAGCGCATAGCTTACGACTACTCCCTAACCATGATGCACAACGCATACAACGGAAGCGACGCGGCACAACAGAAGGTTATAGAGAAGTTCAATTCAGCCGTATGCACCATGCTATCACGCAAGACCAACAAGCCTGAGCGCGACATCCGCTCGATGATGAGCAAAGAGACATGGCTCACAGGCGCGGAGTGTTTAACTCTCGGATTCTGCGACGAGTGCAAGGCTTCCAACACCATCAATATGCCCAAAGGTTACCCAAAGAACTCGGCATTAGAGATATGGCAAAGCATCAACAATCAACTCAATTTCACAACCAAAACAAATAAAATGGAATCAATCCTGAATCATTTCAGCCTGCCTGAATCAGCGACCGAGACAGAGGTGCTGGCAAAGGTTAGCGAGATGGAGAACCTGTACAAAGAGCAGGTTACATCTGCCAAGGCAGAGGTTGAGGCGTTGCAGAACAAGGTCACCGACCTTGAATCAGCCCTCAACAAAATTAAAGAAGAGGAAGTGGCCAAGCAGGCTGCCTCACTCGAAGCAGAAGCGAAAACCTTCTGTGAGAAATTACAAAAAGAGGGTAAAATCAGCACAGCCGCAGAAGCATTGCAGAACAGCGTTGCGTCTTATGTTGCTAACCCCTCTGCGTTCCGTTCAATCTTTGAGCTGGCTCCAGTTAACAAAGCCAACGGAACCAACATCCAAACCGAAGGCAAGACGGTTATACCTCACGGCCCCGGCATGGTGCACCTTGAACTTGAAAAAATCCAAAACAAAACCAAAAACAACTAAACAATGGCCGACGCCTTAGTAATTAACGACACCACCTACGCAGGTGAACACGCAAGCTATATGCTTGTCCGCGCGGTGGTAGGAGCAGACACCGTTCAGAAGGGTGCTGCTATGGTGCAAGATGGCATCAAGAAGAAGTTCACCATCCCCCGCGTAGAAGTGGGCAACTTCATGCAGCCTCGTGTTGCTACTCCAACCTCTAAAGGCTCTATCACCGTAGATGCCGCCAGCTTGGAGACTGCTAACCATATGATGTACGTGGAGTTCAATCCCCGCGACTTCGAAGCCCACTGGTTTGCAACGCAGTTGGAAAATCGTTTGATTGATGAAACTCTTCCAGCAACCGCTGAGAACTTCATCATGTTGCAGATGATGAAGCGTTTGAACGAGTGGTTTGAGATGGCCTTTTGGCAATCACGCACCGAGTTCAACCCTGTTGGCTCTGCCGTAAACCCTACCACTAAGGGTGTAAACGAGAGCGGTTCACCGTTCTATGACAGCGATGGAACCCCATCCATGTACTATTGGAATGGCTTCATCAAGAAGGCTATCGACAGCACCGCAACCGTGAAGGTGACGTCTCCTGTGGCTTTGACCTCTGGAAACGTGCGCGACAAACTGACTGAGGCTCTTGCTAAACTTCCGAAGGCATTGCTCTTCAAGTTCGGAGCAGGAGGAACCCGCATCCTTATGTCTTACCAAGATAAGGCTAAGTACGATGAGGCTCTTCGTACCGACACCTACAAGAACATCATGTCCAACGAACCCGGTTACGACAAGTATCGCGGTTACGACATCGTGGTTCTTTCTGGCTTGCCTGAGAACACCTTCTTCGTTGTTGTGGCTCGTCCTGACAACCAGTCGAACACTTGGATTGGTATCAACTCCGTTGATGACAACACCTTGAACCTTCAGAAGTTGCAGAACAACTCCGAGTTGTACTTCATCAAAGGTCTTTTCAAGACCGACGTGACCTTCGGCTTCTTCGACCAAGTAGTATTGTACACAACCCAAACCGCATAATAACCATGAAAAAACTCATCTTCCTTTTACTCTGTGCCTTGTCCTCATTGGTTGTTAGCGCACAGTCTACCGCTCCTCGCTATGGAATTACCGAAAACGAGGACAACACCGGACGGGTATTAACCTATGGTTATGTTATTGGCAACGATGCCGCAGGCAACGACTCTATCACCGTGTTCATCCACGATTATGAGACATTGCTTCGTCCTACCGCTAACATCACTGACAGCGTGAACATCAAGTGCGTTATCACTCGCGCATACGCTGGTGACAAGCTCGTGGTGGCTGTTGCAAAGGGTACTGGCTCAGGTGCTATCCGCTTCCCATCAGCTTCTTTTATCTGCGATGTGGCTGCGAACCGTTACACCATAGCCGCGAACAAATCTGCCGTATTCAATTTTGTGTTCAATGGCAGTAAGTTCGTTATGACTGGCAAAACCATACAACCTTAACCTTATGTTTGAAAACCTCAAGAATCATATCAACTCCACCGAGTTAGGTGGGTTGTATGTAAACCTTAGCACCGGGGAGTGGGTCGGTGGCCCTTTCGAGGGTTATGAGTACAAGTCCAAGGCCGACATACTGGCGTTGGAGGATGGCCCAGACGATACCTCCGAAGGTGGCGAAGGCCCAAAGAGAGGGCGCAAAAACAAGTAATAACGAAGGCCCCCGTTTCATAATGGGGGCCTTTTTAATAACAACAAAACAATGCAACTACCATTCGTAAAGATTGTCAACGGACAGGGCGGCTTGCAAAGGCAACCCACAGGGAGCGACTTCATCAGCGGCTTAATTGCCTACATGACCACGTTGCCCAGCGGGTTTACTTCCACCGCTCGCACAAAGATTGTTAATAGTGTTGCTCAGGCCGAAGCCTTGGGCATCAACTACCTCTACTCGGATGCCACCGCTCAGACGGGCGTTGTGCAGATTACTGCCGCCGGTAGCAATGGCGACACGCTTACCATCTTTCACTTGAATGTTAAGGGAGAGAGCGTAAACCTTGGAACCTTCACCAAGAGTGCATCTCAAGCCAACGCCAACGCTGTGGCTACCGCTGTGGCCGCTGTCATCAACGCGGGAACCAATGTACACGGATACACCGCTTCTGCGGCTACGTCCAACGTGACCATCACCATCCCGAAGTTCAACGGCATATCACCCGGCACTATCAGCACCGTTATAACGGGAGCGATTACCACATCTATAACACAAGCGACAGGCGGCTCTGTAAGCCCTATTGCGGTGCTTCGTTACCACATCGGGGAGTACTTCCGTATCATACCAAACGGAAGCCTCTACGTGCATATTCCGGGGTCTACCTACGGCACGAACTTCGAGGAGATTACCACCTTGCGCAATTTTGCCGAAGGCAAGATTCGTCAGGTGGCTATCATGCACGACCTTGCTACCGCGTTTGCCACCACTCAGGTAACCAAGATACAAGCCCAGATGGATTCCGCTTTTGCCGCGTATCGTCCTATGGTTGCCTTGTTTGCTCCTGAGATTAGCGGCACGGCTGACCTCAGCACATTGGCTGATCTTAGCGGATTGGATTCCGAGATGGTATCAGTTCAGATTGGACAGGATGCAGGAGGCACGGGTGCATGGCTCTTCAAGGCTAATGGCAAGTCCATCAGCGACTTGGGCGCGAAGCTCGGAGTGCTTTCCTTGTCAAAGGTGAGCGATTCATGGGCGTGGGTAGGTGCGTATAACATGACCGACGGAACCGAGCTTAACAGCATCGGCTTCAGCAACGGCACGACCTACGCAACAGCCGAAACGAATAACGTGCTTGACCAGCTTACAACCTACGGGTACTGCTTCCTGCGCAAGATTACCGATTACGTTGGAACCTACAACACCCCGCCCAACACGGCTACCTTGGAGACCAGCGACTACCGTTTCCTTTACAACAACCGTACTATACAGAAGGCGGGCCGCGTGGAGCGCATAGCGATGATTCCTTTCCAGTCAAGCCCTATCATCTTGAACAGCGACGGGACGATGACAGACGTTACAATAGAGATCTTCTCAGGTGCTATTGGTCAACAGCTTGATGTTATGGTTCGCGCAGGTGAACTGAGCAACTACGCTGTTACCATCAACCCTGCTCAGAACGTGCTATCCACCTCGTCTGTTGACATCAGCGTAGCGTTGTTACCTGTGGGCGTGGCCGATTACATCACCATTACAAACCGATTCACCGTAACCTTAGCATAATCATGGCTACAACTTTAATCAATGGCGTAAGCTACAACTGGGGCAGCGTTTCCTTTGTAGCGGGTGGCCTGCCTATCGTGGGCATCACCAAGATAGCCTATAAGAAAACGCAGATGAAAGAAAATATCTACGGAGCGGGCTATGCGCCTGTTAGTCGTGGGTATGGCAACAAGGAGTACGAGGGAAGCATCACCATTAAGCGCGAGGAGCTGAACAGGCTCATCGACGCGGCTCCCAACAAGAATATCGAGGAGATTCCTCCGTTTGATATTCCGGTTGTGTTCAGCGATGGTACACGCTTACAACCTCGGAAGGATACGTTGAAGATGGTGGAGTTCAAAGGGTTTGACATGACCACAAACCAAGGCGACACCTCGATAGACGTTGAGATTGAGCTTGTTATTGGCGATATAGTTTCGATTTAATAACTACCTTTGCAGCTATGACTGCACAGGACATTGAAACTAAAGAAGCTGAGTTAACAGCGAAGCATAATAGAAAAGTTACCGCGTACGTTTTCCGCACCCCGGAAGGCGACGCGGTTCTTTTTTTGAAGAACCCCAGCCTTGAGACCAAGATGCTGGCATGGGATGAGTGGGTGAAGAGTAGGGCGTTTAGTGCGAAGTATCTTTTTGATGCTTGCGCGATTGTGGAGGATAGCGACCCGCGATTCTGGAGTGGCAAGGAGGCCGATGAGGCGTTGCTGTTGGGTGCTTACATGAAGGCGGAGGAGCTTGTTGAGTTCTATATTGGAGATGTAAAAAAAAAGTCTGGGACAGCTACGAAGTAGCGTGGAAGACTATCAATGATGGAGGGGAGGCTGGCATTATGCAATGGGCTGCTTGGGTTAGGTACTTCTTTAGCATGGACTTGATGAAGCAGGAGCCGGAAGAGGTGGGCAAGTTGATAGCACAATGCAAGTTTATTATGAAACAAAAAGGTTATACCTTTAAGTCATGAATAAAGAGATTAGGTACACGCTAAGCCTGCGCGATTATTTCACAAAGGCTATAAAGGACGCGGCCAAGGAGGCTGAGAAGCTCGACGAGAATCTCAAAGACGTTGAGAAAGACCTCAAAGACGTTGAGCGTGGCCTTGTGCGGATTGAAAAGAGACAATCATCTGGAGGAGGCGGCAGACGTGGCGGTGGACGTGGTTTTAGCTTTGGCGATGACGGAGGCGGTGGCGGTCGTGGCGGTAGGCGTGGCGGCTTTTCTGGTGGTGCTGGTGGTGGCGGTCGTGGTGGGTTTGTTCCGCCTGAGTTTCAGCAAACGGCCAGCGATTCAGACTTCGGGAAAGGCAAAGCGTCAAGGTTTGCAGGGTTAGGTGCTTATGGTTCAAGAGCCCTGAGTGCTTTAGGCATAGGCTTTGGGACTTATGAGGTTGTTAGGTTTGGCAAGGCTGTTGTGGATAGCCTTGTTAATTATGAGTACTTCAGCGCGAGCCTCCGCACATTGATGCGTGGCGACGAGCAGGTGGCGCAAGCGTTACAGACCCAGCTTGTGTCCTTGGCAAAGGAAACCCCGTTTAGCCTTGTGGAGGTTCAAGATGCTACCAAACAGCTTATAGCTTATGGGTTCAGCGCGGGAGATGTAACTAAGAACATTCGGATGTTGGGCGACGTGGCATCGGCATTGAAAATTCCGTTTAGTGACATCGCTTATACCTATGGCACGTTAAAGACCCAAGGACGTGCATATACCCGCGACATCAACCAGTTCACTATACGCGGTATTCCGATATTAAAAGAGTTGGCGAAGCAGTTCAACGTGACTGAGGAGGCGGTGATGAAGATGGTTGAAGAGGGCAAGGTTGGGTTTAGTGACGTTGAGAAAGCCTTCCAGTCTATGACTGCATCAGGGGGGATGTTCTTCAACATGATGCAGGAGCAAGCCAAAACAACGGGCGGCCAGATTAGTATGCTTGGAGACAGTTGGGAACAGCTAAAGGTTAGTATTGGGCAGTCGCAGACAGGTGAAATAAACAGTATCACATCGGCATTAAATTATTTAATTGATGCTATGGGTTCCAGTATTAGCTTGGCTAATAAGATGGACGCGGCCTTTAGCAAGTATGGGGCCGTAGGATATAGTGCTGTCGTAAGGAACATACACAACCTTGCTTCGTATGTAGGTTTGGAGCAGTTGGCTTCTGCTATGGGTTCGCCCGATGAAATATCACAAGTGTTGGGTTATCAAACACAAGCCAATCAACGTGCGCAGTTAGCATCAAAGAGCAAGATGTCTGCATTGACTGAAAAGATAGCCGTCAGCAAGCAGTTACAGGACATCCGAAGGCAATACAAGGCAGGAGAGATAGACTTTCAAAAGTTTAGCAATATATCTGCCGTTCTTTTGCAAAGCTATTCAGAACTTGGAGGTATTGCGAGGACGTTTGACATGAAAGGGAATCCAACCGCTCCCGCTGGTGCATCTACACCCACAGGTGCAACAACAGCCGAGGCGGCAGCAAGAGCAAGCGCACCGAAGTACACGCAGATACACATTAACATTGCCGAGATGAAAGCGGCTGAGAACATCGAGATAAGCGACGTTAAAGACCCCAACTATCGAGTGGTGGCAGATAAGGTTATGGAGATGATTACGGGAGCATTAAACGACGCGCAACGCATGAGCGTGCACTAAACCTATGGCACTACAAGACATCAACCTCAACTTCCCACCATCGCCACAGGCTCAGATTAAGCGAGCGTATCAGATAGCGAGTGCGATTGGATTAAACGCTGCGGCCACGAGTGCCATCAAGACCTACCTACCCACGTCGAGCGGACAAGAGAGCAAGCTGGGGCCGAACGCACGTAGCTATCTCGGTGGCATCGTCGTGAGCAACCTGAGCATAGGTGGTGACACCTACACGCGAGGCGACGGAACCGTCGTGCGGTTTGGTGACATGGAGTTCGATGCGGTGCTATTCCAAGTGTACAGGCCAAAAAACATCGTTTATACAGACATCCAAGGCAAGGATGGAAGCGTGAAGGAGTACATAGGTGCATCGGATTACCGCATCACGATTAACGGGGTTATAGCAGGCGATAACGGTCGCTACCCTGACAAGTACAACGGTGCGCAGTTTGGCAGCGGCATATCGACGGAAAACACGGTGGAAGACCTCATCAAGGCATCGGATAGCAACCAAGAGCTAACCGTTTACTCATGGTACTTGACCAATCTGTTTAATATCAACCAGATTGTTATCACCGATTTCAGCTTCTGGCAAACCGAAGGGCAGTACAGCGTGCAACGGTTTAATATTGAGGCAAGAAGTGACGCTCCGTTTATCGTGAACCTACTCCCGAATGCTTAAACTGGTATCTCGCATAACGATTCAGCAACAGCCGACGGTGGACTATCCTCAGAGGTCGGATACCTATTCGTTTGACTTCGTGCATAACGTCGAGATTGTTACCTCGTGGGAGAACCTGAGCGATACGTGCGAGATAATTGTGCCTCAGAAGGTGTACTTCCGAAAGTCTGATGGGAGTTTGTTCTCGTGGCAGGGCAAGAATATCGGAGGCGGTGAAACGACAGCTCCTGTAATACTTCGGGGCGATAAAATCACCGTTGAGTTGGGATACAACTATTACGATGAGGCAAAGAAGATGCGCGTCACCGAGCTGAACGTCGAGTTTGAAGGGTGGGTTAGCGGTGTGCGTTCAAAAAAGCCGATGACGATATACGCGGTTGACAATATGTACAAGCTCACGCAGGTTCAGGCTCCGAATAAGACATGGACGGGGTACACGGTTCAGGGCGTGATAAAAGAGATGTTACAAGGCACAGGGTTCACGCTAAAGGAGACGATGAACAGCAAGCCTATCACCACGAAGGTGAAGCCGGACATCTATACGCAGAACCAAACGGTGGCCGAGGTGCTGGATATGATTCAGCGCAACTATAAGTTAGAGTGTTTTTTTCGAGGTAATATATTGTACGCAGCAGCCTTCCGCTACTGGCCGGAGGACGTGCGAACACGGCTGTTTAGGTTTCAGTACAACGTCATTGCAGACAACCTTGACTTTGTGAGGACGGACGATGTGATACTTGGGATTCAGGCGTACAGTTTCGGCAAGTTTCAGAACGGCACGACCAAGGACAACAGGCCCAAGACCAAGCTAAAGCGGTATGAGTGCTTCGCTATATATAACAGAGGTGTGTTGAATATCTACGATGCGAAGCCGCAAGGATGGGAGGGAGAACTAAGGACGATGAACCTACCTGCGGAGAGCTTGGACGAGTTGAAGAAGCTGGTGCGGGCTAATGCCTACAAGCTGATATACACGGGCTTGCAGGGCAATTTCACTACGTTTGGGTTGCCATCGCTTACGCATGGAGACAATGCGCAGTTGATAGATGAGGTTATGCCTGATAGGAACGGCACGTATAAGGTGCGCAAGGTGGTGAAGACGTTTGGCGTTGGAGGATACAGGCAGGCGGTTACCTTGGATATGCGAGTGGATACGTTAGATGCCAAAACAATAAGCGAAGGGTTATGAGTGGAACGAACGGTTACGCGAATGAGATTAAAGAAGCTATTGAGCGCATAGCCAACCCCATGCAGGTTGATTATGGCCGCTTTCTGTTGTGCGAGGTGGTGTCCGTTGACGAGGATGCGCGAACGTGCGATGTGAAGCCTGTAAACGATATTACGGAGACTGTGATTCCGGGCGTTAACTTATCTGCGGCTCCTAATGATGGCGAATATGCGAAGCCTGAGATTGGCAGCGTGGTGTTGGTTGCGAGGTTCATAAAGCAAGATTCGTATGTGGTGAAGTTCAGCGACCTTGCGAAGTGGAAGATTGTAGCGGATGAGGTTGTGCTTAACGACACCACGTATGGCGGTGTGCCTATTGCGGATGAGATTGCCTCAAAGGTCAACAACAACATTGATATATTAAAGCAGGCGTGTGCTGCCGCTTTTGGTGCTTTGTCGGGCTTGGATAGCGGGGCTTCATTAGCTGCGTTTAATAGTTCTGTTGCGGCCCTATTACCTATAAATAGTGTAGATTTGCAGAACCAAAACGTCAAGCATGGTTAATGATTTTCTTGTCGATGAAGATGGCGACGAGCTGATTCTGAATGGCGACTACGCGGTAGGCCCATCGGACAGCCAGCACATCGACGACATCATCATAAGCGTGGCGGGTGCATGGCGGGAGTTCCCTGCCGTGGGCGTGGGCATACAAGAGTACCAGAGCGGGCCACCGCAGGAGCAGAAGCTACGCTCTATTGTAAACCAACAATTACAAGCCGATGGCTATGCCAACGTGCTTGCCTTTATTGATTACGTTAACAACGAGCTGAACCTGAGCGTAGAGAGTGAGCGCACCTTGATGGCGTTGCCCAGCACTACTCTCGTATCAGGTGGCACAACCATAAGCACACCGTCATTCGTGGCGGGTAACATCTTTACTCAGGTGGTGGCTGTTGTTGGCCCTCCCGGAGAGGACGGTCAACCCGGCCCTGCTGGCCCTGCTGGCCCCGGCATAACAGATGAACAGGTTATTGCATTGTCATTATTATTCGGATGAAGAACTACATCACTCCCTTCTATACGTTTACACCGGGTGCGTCAGGCGTTGGCACGGTGGACACCAACATCGCCAACTTCGACATTAAGCTGCTTGTTGGCATCATAAACATAACGCGTGAAACGGTTATCTATTGGCCGTCGTTGACGGGTCGAGGATACACGAATGTGGCTGGTGATGTTATCACCTTGGAGTATTCAACCGTAGGGCATAACAGCGGGGACTTGTTGCAGTTTATCTATGACAGCACAGCGGACTATCCTGTGTTCAGTCGCGACACGGTTACGAATACGGGTATTGGTGCGCCTGCTGATTCAGCGGCATCGAGCGACACGGGTACGTTTGGCATCATTGCGTTCATTAAACGTGCCATGCAGAACTGGACGACGTTACTTAGCAGGGTTCCTGCTTCTGTTGGCGGGCGTGTTCCTGTGGATGGTAGCGGTGTGACGCAACCTGTGAGCGGTTCTGTTAGTGTGTCGAATTTCCCTGCTACTCAACCTGTGAGTGGGTCGGTGAGCGTGTCGAATTTTCCTGCGACGCAACCTGTGAGCGGCCCGTTAACCGATGCGCAACTAAG